TGGGCGTAGGCGAGGTCGGTGACCTGCGAGTAATCGCCGGCGACGCGCGAGTCGGCGTGGTAGGCGCGGGAGATCTGGAGCGGCCCGAGGCTGCGGCCGTTGTCGCCGAGGATCGCGCCGGTGCGGCCCGACGTCTCGACTTGATGAAGCGCTCGCCAGAAGCTTTCCGGCGGCGCGGCGTGGCTGGCGGACGCCAGCGTGAGGAGGATTAGTGAGCGAATCATTGTCGTTGCGCCCTCGACCAAGGAGACGCGCAACGCCCTAGTCAACTCTTTTTCTCAAAATTCTGTCCGGCGGAATCTGACAGTCAGACGTCGACGGCGTCCGCGAGCGCATCGCTGCCGAAGTCGCAGCTGATCGGCTCGGCCTTCACCGCGACATAAATCTGCGCGAGGATGCCTGGGCTCGTGAGCTCGGCGTTGCTTAGGTACTGGTCGAACTTGTCGCCGCGGAGCCAAAGCTTGGCGATCCACGGCGTCAGCGGAGCCTTGCCCGACTGAGCCGCGGCCGAGTCCACGTATAGCGCGAAGAGCGCAGATGACTCCCGAGCCGAGCGGTCCCAGCGGTGGGCCACAAGGCGGATGTAGTTGCCCGAGATGCCGCTCGGCAGAGTGAAGGATTTCTGAAGAGCCATAGGTCAGGTGTATTCGGTGAACTCGACCGAGAAGCGCGCGTTTCCGGCTGGAACGTTCGTGCCGTCAAGCGTGGTCACGCGAACCACGGCGTTGGTGCTTGAGTTGCCAGCCGCGTCGAAGTCGTAGGCCGCGACGAGGTTGGCGTTGGAAGCGCATTGCGCGGTTCCGATGTCAGGCTTCGCGCCGAAGCCTCGGTTGGTCAGCGACACGTTGAAATCCTCGGTAGTCGCGCCGCCGGCCAGGGAAACGACGACCGAGTCGGAGAAGATGACGTTGATCTGCCGTGTGCTCGATCCGGCCCCGGTCTTGATTCCGGTGGTCGTGACGTCGGTGTCGTTGTATTTTGCAATCGTTCCCGTACCGAATGATGAATTCCCAACACTCGCAGCGTTACCTAGATAAGCCCACGACGAGGCCGTCCCACTTCGATTGACTGTGCGAATGCGAACGTGCCCCGCGTTCGTAAGAGTATTAGCGTACAAGAAGCATTGCGTGTCGCGCGTGGTGACGAAGAAATTGGCACCATCGTAAGGGGTCCAGCTGTAGTCGGTCGCGGCGTCGGAATTAGTGATAGTCGCTTTTATCTCATAATAGGCAAAGTCGGACTGAGTATTTGGAGCCCAGCCGACGCGCGTTCCGAAGAGAAAGATCGTTGTCCCTGGAAAGTATTTGGCCTGCACACCTTCGCCGGTTATAGTTCCTCCGGTGGGCGTATTTGGAGGAGTCGAGTCCTTGACGACGGTTACGCTTGAGCTGACGTAATTCGTAGAAACCCCGAAGAAGGAAATCCCATAGATTCGGACGTTGTAAGTTAGACCAATCTTGATGTCGCTGGAGATGTAATCTCTGGTTTGCGTGCCCTCTAGCCTCGACCACGTAAGCCACGTCGAGGAGGTCGACTCCTTGTACTCGATCACCACAAGGCCGCCAGCTTGGATGAACTCTTCAGCTGGCGCAGTCCACGATACAAGGATTCGTGGGAGCGCGGTGCCGTCCGCCTGGATCTGCTGCGTCGTGCCGTCCGCGGTCAGCGTGAGGTTCGTCGGCGCGGAGAGCGTGAAGGGATTCGGCAGCGTCGTGTTCGGGGCATCCGCGACGTAGATCTCGTCGGCTACCGTCCAGTCGTAGACCGTCGACGCCGTCTCGCGCAGCGTCATCTCGATCGCCAGCTGCGGCGGACTGCCGTCGCTCGCGAAGTTCCACTCCATCACCTCGAAGACCTTCTGGGTCCAGCCCATCTTCGAGTTGGTAATCATCACCGTATCGCCGGCGCGGACTTGCATCGCTTCCAGCCGGAAGCGCGCGGTCATCGTGATCTCCTCGCGGGCGCGGCGCAGCTCGATCACGGCGAGCCGCTGGGCGCACGAGGGCGAGGTCGTGAACGGCAGCGCCACGTCGCGCCAGTAGCGGATGCCGGCGTCCTTGGTGACGTAGGTCGCCGACGTGATCTGCGGGAAGTCGGACGGCTGCCAGTCGTTCTCAGGCGAGACGTAGACGCCCTTAACCCCATTCACGCGGTCGCGCGCCGAGGTCTTCGTCTGCACCGTCATCTGGCCGGCGAAGTGCTTCTCGGTCAGCGTGACGGTCGGGATGCGGTAGCCGGCCGCGTAGACAACCACCTTGCCTCCTGAGTAGGCGATGAGGCCGCCCATCGCGGTGATAAGCTTGCCGATGTTCTCGTCCGGCGAAGCGCTCGTGTAGAGCACGCCGTTGGCCTCGTATCGGTTCTCGTAGGTGGCCGGCGAGGTGACCGGCTTGATCTCAACATCCTCGTCGCAGATGTTCGCCGCTGCGCTCACGGCCGTGTCGTCGATCTCGGCCGAGCTCATCGCCATCCCGAGCGAACTGGTCAAGTAGTCCCGCAGGCACAGCGCAGGATTGGCCGAGTAAGCCGTAGTCGTCGTGCGCGGATCGTAGACCTTCTTGCCCTTGACCACCGCGGATATGTTCGGGATGCCGCCAGTCCACACTTCCTGATTCCAGACGAGGCGCACGTAGATGTACGCGATGCCTCGCAGGCGATGATTGCTCGTCCACTTGCCGTTGGTCAGTCCGCTCGTTGCAGAAACCAAAGATGCATCAGCAGTCTGAGTGTCTGAACCTAAATTCTTAGAAATTGTTGCGACGCTGGCGAAGCGTCCGGTTGCGCTTGGAGTTAATCCAGACCCAGAGAACGCGAGCTCATCGTTAAAGTAGACGTCGCCGATCTCCTCGACCTCGTGGCCGGCGAGCGCAACGACGAGATGCAGATACTCGTTTTTCGTTCCGGTCGTCGAGATGTAGACGATGACGCCCGAGGTCTTGGTCTGGCCGTAGATGATTTGTCGCGCACCAATCGGCGAGCGGATCATCTGCGAGCGATCATTCAGAGAAGGATCAGAAAAGCTAGGCGCCTTGGGGCCGAGCAACTTGCTCGCTGCCATACTCGCAGCCGTAACGGCAATAAACTTCAGAGTCGCCATCACAGCCGTGGCAAACGCCACGCTGTTGTAAATGGTCATTGCTGTGATCCAAATGGCTACTGCGACTTGCGGCATAATTAGAGGCGCCAGCAGGCGGCGCCGTTGAGGTCGAGGAACTCCAGCCCATCGCGGCCCACGAAGGCGGCAGCGTTACCCACGCAGACGCCTAAGCCGATGCCGTTGCCCACGTCGCGGGCGATCACGTCACCGCGGCGAGCTAGGGCGATCTGCGTTGGCTCAAGCCCGAGCTCGCGCGCCAGCTCCAGAATCCCACCGGCCTTGTCGATGATGCGCTGGGCGCCGATGCCGCTCGAGTAGGTTCCGCGATAGTGCGCCGCGGGATCTCGCCCCGTTGCCCGCGCGACCCAGTCGGCCGCGAAGAGGCAGCAATCATTCGCGCCCCACGCGAACGGCTGGTTGCGCCGCTCCTCGATGAAGCGCGCGAGCTCCGCGGGAATGTCGGCAGCCTTCATTCGTAGCCGGTTTCGCCCGTCTTGTCGCCGCCGTTCCAGTTCGTCTGCTGCGTCTGGTTCGGGTTGCCCCAGTAAATGGCCTTCTCCTGGATCGCGGTCACGAACTCCAGCCCGAGGTCACCGGGGAAAAGCGCCGTCTGCTCCTCGTGCGTGTAGCGCACCTCGCGCGGGCGCTTGAAGTCGACCAGCCGGTTCTCGGCCGTCATCGTGATGTCCGCTGACTGGCCGTCGTCCGAGATCTGCATCACGTCCATCCGCCCCTGGAAGACCGTCACCGGCGACGAGATCAGCGTGCCGGCAGTAGGCGAGAGCGCGCCGAATAGCACCGTGCAATCGCGGCCTTGGTAGTCCTCCGTCAGCGCCAGCGCGATGTTCGCGGTCGGCACGCCCGAGAGCCGCATCGAGATTCCGCGCGCCGCGAGGTCGGTCGTCTCCTCGATCGGCGAGATGCTGCCGAAGGTGCCGATGCCGAGGTAAGGCACGCCGGCGTAGGTCAGCGTTCCGTAGCCCGTCCAGAGGCGAGTGTAAGCCGAAGGGAAACTAAGCGAGACAAAGATGACCGGCGCAAGCTGCACCGTCGTCACCTCGGTCACCATATCGGCCGAGAGCGTGCGGCCTGCGGTTGTGATGCTCATTGCGCGACGTCCTCCGCGATCGAGAAGGTGATGCCGTAAATGCTCGCGAGCTCGATCGACCACTCGGTTCGCGACTCGGCCAGCCGAAAGACGCCCTTGGCGTTCGAGTAGGTAATCGCGGTGCCGCCGGCGTAGC